GCCGTATTAGAATATAATTTAGAACAAAGTGTTCCACTTAATTCAACTCAATTAGATCCTGTTGATCCAAGAGATGTTCAAATAGCAGCACTAGAAAAGAGACTCAAAGACTTTGAAAATCGGATGGCCAATAAAGCCTCTGGTATTGAACCAACTCAAAACATGCCATTACAAAAAGCTAAACCTATTGAACCAACAATACCTTTACAAGTAACTGTAACGGCAAGAGATTTATTTGAAATAGAAGATCGTAAGCCTGTCACTGGCATTTTTAGAATGAATAATAAAAAGCCTGGTGAAAAGGGAATGATCAAGATTGGTTGTATGCGTAAATACAAAGGCGATCATATGCGTCCATGGATTTTTGAACATGGTAAAACACATACTGTACCTAAATGGCTAGCAGATTGGCTCAATGGTGGTAATCCTGACCCTGATGCAATTGTTAAGTCGCCTGGTTGCAATGTCATTACGCATAATGATCAAGACAATAACTTACAAGAAAAGCGTATGTTGGAAAAACCAACAATGCACAGTTTATATAGCTTCTCTCCAATAGCAAAGTGGTAATATGACATCACCTGAAAGTGGCCCTACATCACCTCAAGCAGATGCAGCAAGTGTTGACTGGTCACCTAGGATTAAATTAATATCTAATATTACTAATTCAGCTAATGCTGTCGTTACAACTACTTTTGATCATCATTATAAAACTGGAATGTATGTTTTGATAAATGTACTTCCAGTATATGGAATGCAATTAAATGCAGTAGTAACACCAATAGTTGTTATTGCTATGAATGCTTTTAGCACAAATATAAATACATTAAATCAACGTTCTTTCACTCCTCCTGTGCTGACGGCCTTTACGCCAGCACAGGTCTCGCCTATAACTGGACATTTTTTTAATTCTACGCCAGGATCACCACAAGGTAATCCGACAGGGGGAGTGCAATAATGGGAACAAGACAAGATATTAGAAATAAAGTAAGACAATTGACTGGACGAAAGAGTCAAGTGCAATTATCTGATGCTGAGGTCGACTTTCAAATTGATAGTTATTATGAAGGGGAATTTCCACTTCAATTTAGATCCAGCGATCTTAGACAAGAATTTTCAATGACATTGATTCCAAATATAGATGTTTACACAGTCGATGCACAATCATTTCAATCTATAGAGCCTGTTTGTTATGTTGAAGGTTATCCGACATTATTTTTAGAAGACCGTTCAACTTTACACAAACTTTTTCCTGATATTAGACAAGATGTTATATTGGGTTTCGGTAATGGTGGAACATCTTACACATTTACATTAAATGTTGCGACAGCAACTCCAATATTAAAAGGCACTGTCCTTGTATATTCTGATACAGGATTTAGCACTAATACAAGTGTTGTCGATGATAGCCAAGGTAATCTAGTCGATTTGAATGCAGATGGAACATTTGGAATAGTAAGAGGCACAATTAGCTATGAGACAGGTACTATTGTAATTACATTCGCTACATTTATACCTCAAGGCAAGGAAATAAAGATTCAGTCGAGACAATATGCTTCGAATAGACCAACAACTGTTTGGTATTGGGTATCTGAGCAAGAAACTGGTCAGCTTACTTTCCGTCCTGTGCCTGATAAATCTTATAATATTAGAATAATAACTTATAATATACCTGTGCTAGGCACTTCTCAAACTGCGGTCCCCACATTGATACAATGGTGGGAAGCATTGGCATATGGTGCTTCTATGAAAATCTTTGAAAATCAAAAAGATTTACAATCAGCACAGCAAATGGAACAACTATTAGAGCGCAAACTTAATTTGCTTGGTCGTCAACAATGGTTCCAATTAAGAACACAACGCACACAAACAATATATAATACACCAATGAATGGCATTAGCCCTGGTGATGGTTATTTTGGTTTCTTTGGTAATACTTGGTAAGGAGAAATAATGTCGTCATTTTTCACTGTAAATATTCCATTAGGCACTGACCTTATAAGCTCATCGCAGCCACTTATTGAAGGTAATTTCAACGCATTATATGCATGGTCAAGTGTCGATCATACTGTCTTAAACGGTACGGTTTTGCCTTCTCAACCACAAGGAACACATCAAGCCATACGCTTTGAACAGCAAGCTGGTGATCCTGTAACTTCTGCAAGTCAACTTGGTTTTTATAATAAATTAGATGTAAATAATATAAATCAATTATGGCTGAGGTTGATTAGCAGTGGAGCTGTTTTACAGGTTACTGGCCCAGTATCTATATTAGGAGTATTAGGCCCACCACCAACATATGGCGGTCAAACAATGATTCTAGGTGGAATTATTGTTAAATGGGGTAATGCTGTAGTTGCAAGTGCAACTACAATTACTTTTCCTGTTCCATTTCCAAATGCTTGTTTTGGTGTTGTTGTTTCAATTAACAATACTGGGGCAGCAACTCAAACAGTAAATACCGATGGATTTCCTGCTAAAGATAAGTTTGTAGCTAGATTAAATCCTGCTAGTCCTCCTTTAAATTGTTTTTGGATTGCACTTGGGAATTGAAATAGGTAATTAATGTATAAAAGCCAATTACTCTGGGAGTTTAAGACTGGTCTTGAAAAAGACAAGATCCCTCCATTGCTTCCAAATGATGCTTTTGAATTGTTGGAAAACGCTTATTTATATAGAAAAAGAATCAAGCGTAAGCAAGGGGCAGGATTTCTAGGTAGATTACAACGTAGCTTTACAAATTTAAGCATAGGCTCAAGCCCTGCAAGTGCAACGTTTTCGTTTAATCTTTTCACTGCATTTAATACAAACAATCCAACAATAATAATAAATGAAACTCCACCTCAAGCACAGATCAATCCTGGGTCAGTAATTATAACTGATGGTACAGACACCTTTACAGATCAGGGAAATGGATTCTTAAAGCGTCAGGATGGAGATTTAACATCCACGATAAATTATGTAACAGGTGCAATAACCTTAAATAGAACAATAGCTACAGCAATTCCATTTACTGCTTCTTTTGGTTACTTCCCTGGTTTGCCTGTCATGGGTATGCCGACACAGGAATTAGTCGCTATTAATGCTGATAGGTTAATAGATTTTGATATGACATATGCCTATCAATATAGCAATTCATTGAATGCTTTCCAAGAAACGCCTTCTATAATGATTGCAAGATGGCATGGCTCTAACTCTAATTTCTTTTGGGCTGAGAATGCGTTTCCGAATAATGCTGGTACTGGAACGTTATTTGTCACTAATGACACTTTCGCATTTCAAGGATATAGAATAACTAATGTAACAATCTTTGATGCCACTCATTTTGATGTTACAACACAAGGCGCAAATATTATCCAAGTCGGAGACAACATATATTTTGATCAAATGAATGGAGGGACAAATCCAGCATTATTCAATGGTATTACTGGAACTGTTACAATATTAGGTAATCCTTTTAGAGTTCTCGTGCCAGCAACAGCAGGATTTGTTTATGGTGGAGCACCACCAAATGGTGTAGCTATAGATCAAAATAGAGTAATAGCAACATCAGGAGATGGGATTAGATGGTATGATGGTGTCACATGGTCTAACTTTCAACCACCAGTCAATGCAACAAACTTCCTTATAGGTTGTTTGATTATATTTTATTATAGAGATAGACTAGTCGTGTTCCAACCTATCGAAACCACACAAATCGGTGGATTAGGTGCAAATACTTTTTATCAGAGGGGTCGATGGTCGCAAAACGGAACTCCATTTTATGCGTCAAGTCCAATTCCAAGCGGACTATCGTCACAATCAGACGCTTGGAGAGACGATGTACCTGGGAAAGGGGGATTTGTAGATGCCCCGACCACAGAAAGGATAATATCAGCGTCTTTGATAAAAGATAATATGATCGTTCGCTTTGAACGATCTACTTGGCGTTTTAGGTATACAGGAAATGAAGAATTACCTTTTCAATGGGAAAGAATAAATGCGGAATTCGGTGCTTCTAGTACTTTCTCTGGTGTCAATTTTGATGTGGGTCCTATTGATGTGGGGAGCCGTGGGATTACACAAACTGATGGTATCTCTGTTCTCAGGATAGATAATATAATTCCTGATGAAGTATTCGAATTTGAGAATGAAAATGCAGGGCCACAAAGAATCTGGGGAATAAGAGATTTTGATGAACAAATAGTTTATTGGAATTTTCCTAATGATGTAGAAAAGGGAATTTTCCCTAATAGAATATTGCTCTATAATTATAGGGATACAAGTTTTGCTATATTAAGGGACAGTTATACAGCATTTGGTTACTGGCAATCGTTTAATGATTTAGTGTGGCAAGATGCTAAATTTTCTTGGGAGTCTGCTAACTTTGAATGGGATTCAGCGACAAATCAAGCATTATATTCTAAGGTTGTTGGTGGTAATCAGCAAGGTTATGTGATGATCTTGCAAGAATTGGCAAGCAATCAACAAAGTTTGAGAATAGAAAATATTACTCAAGGTGTAAGTTCTGCTCAAATACAATCAACAAACCATAATTTATCTAATCAAGACTATATAAAGCCTCAAGGCATATTAGGTGCTGGTGCATTCCTTAATGGCAATGTTTATGCGGTGGTTGTTATTGATGCAAATAACTTTTATTTATATAAATACAATCTTTTAACACTTATATTCGATTCACCTGTAGGTGGTGTCACTGGCACTTATTTAGGAGCAGGAGAAATCTGTCGCATAGACAACTTTAGAATAAGAACTAAAAAGTTTAACCCGAATATTCAACAGGGTGCTGCTACAAGACTAGGTTATGCTGACTTCTATATTGATGTAACCGAACAGGGGCAGTTTATCGTTAACTATTATGTTGATGACAATGATTCTACTCCTGTTAATCAACCACCATTAAATCCTGGAAATGACCCACTAATCAATCCTAATTCAAATGTTGTAGAGACATTCTTAAATCAATTTGAAACTAGTGGACAGAATAGGGTTTGGCATACTTTATATAATGATGTCATCGGTAGCTTTTTCCAATTGGAAATGACATTGTCACCAGCACAAATCAATAATTTAAGTATTGTAAACTCAGATTTTGTTCTACATGGAATAAATTTATGGACAGAAGCAGCTAACGAGAGATTATCGTGACTTTTGCACCTAAAACGACAAAAGCTTTTTATCTCGATCCACAAATTATATTTCCTGATGAATATAAACTTTTTCAGCAAACTCTGAGAGAGGCATATTATAATATTTCTACATGCGTTAATGCCAGGGAAATAAGTTTTTATGGATTAGTAGAGACAGTTTGCGGAAAATATTATTACACAAGCGGAAACCCACAAAAGTTTAGAACAACCTTTAGAAAAAGTTTTCAATTACCTGCTACTGCACCAGGAGCTACAACTTCTATAATTCATGGGATTGATACTATTGTGGAGGGAGTTGTAATTACAGGGGATGCTATTACAAGTATAGTAGACTACAGACCTATTCCTTATATCGATCCTACATTAATCACTAATGGAATAGGGATAAGGGTTGATGCTACAACAATATATGTAATGAATGGTTCAAGTGCCCCAAATATTACTGGTGGAACTGTTACAATAGAAATACTTAAAGTGATACAATAAAATTAAAAGTAGGTGCCTCATGAGTTGGATAATGGATATGTTTAACAAAATACAAGACCCGATAAATAAAATGGGTTTTGGTGACAAAGATAGCTTTCAACAACTTGGAACACAAAATCAAAATCAACAGAATTATCAAAATGACATATTTGGTGGTCTTAATGGTGGTCAAAGCAATATTCCAGGCATGGAATATCTTCAAAGTCTTTTCTCAGATAATCCTGATGCCTTTAAAGCTTTTGAAGCTCCAATGATGAGACAATTTAATGAACAGACTATTCCAGGAATAGCAGAAAGGTTTTCTGGTATGGGTGCAGGATCACGAAATAGTTCAGCATTTAATAATTCGGCTGCTATGGCTGGTTCCAGGCTTTCAGAAAATATGGGTGCACAAAGAGCTGGTTTAAGATCAGGTGCAATGAATCAACTTCAAGGTTTTGGTCGTATGGGCATGGGTCAAAGTTTTGAAAACCTACACATCCCTGGTCAAGGTGGTCTATTGAATGGCCCTGGTGGTGCTGGAATAATGCAATTACTCTTAAGTATGTTGGCAGGTTAATTTAGATGATGTTTCATAATTGGAAACACATATAGGAGGTAGTTATCGTACAAACAATCACTCGCTTCAACCCTTATGAATCTATGTCACAAGGAATTGGCGATTATGCTAGTAATCGAGCTAATTACAATATTAAGCAAAACAGATTGAATGAAGGTCTTAAATCCCTTTATGATCCAAATTTTGAAAATAAACCATATACTGAACAATATGCTGAATTAGCTAAAGCATTGCTTCCAATGGGGCCAGAAGGTGCGCAAGCTCTTCAAGATATTACACCGATGCTTAAACAAAAAGCAATGAATCAATCACAGTCTAAACAACCACTCGCAGGGACGCAACCAGGATTAGCAGGGGCAGGCGCAGGAGTGCCAGAAAAAGCACCTGAAATGCCTTGGATTCAAAAGGGTCAGTCAATAGAAAAGAATCCTAAGTATGTCAAACCAAAGAAAGGTGAAAATGGTGGTGCTCCATCTAAAAATGTAGGACAACAACAAGAACAAGTAAATCCATATTATCCTAACGTTATTGGAAAACCTGGTTCGCATACAGGAGAAGCAAAGAAAAGTGTTCCTAATGAATTAGAACGTCCACCAACAAAAGCAGAAATGCATGAAGCTGCGCAAAGAAGGGTGGCAGCGGATCCAACAGGAAAAACAACTTTAGAATCAGCTCTTCAAACAGAACAGGGATTTGCAGATATAGGAAATAAACAAAACAACACTAGATTAGCAGAACAAAAAGAAGTTCGTGAAGTTAATGATCGTCTGTCAAAAATGGGGAATGCTCTAGCAGATAAGATTGCAGGAAAAGATTTTTTCAACGAAACAGAAAAAGCTCATATCGAAGATTGGATGATTGAAGAAAATGCTAAAACAGATAATGAAGCAGAAATAAGAAAAGTTGTTTCAAAAAAAATTGATGCATATAGAAATGTTAAGAAAAGCATAGAAAATAAAGTATCAAGACCGAGTTGGTTAAATTCCATAAGCAGAAAGTTAGAAGGCACTGACAAAGATGCAGCAACAGCTAAAAAAGAATTAAGGAATACTGTACAGCCAATGTTAGATTTAGGTCTTTATGATGAAGCTAGAGAATTAGTTTCTGGTAATGATTGGGGGCCAGTTGAGGTAGAAGAAATTATTTCTGATTTATCACCAGAAACAATGAGTTATGTAAAAAATTTAAATGATGTTTTCCCTAAAGGAACACAAGGAAAAAAAAGTGCTCCAAGTATAAATCCAAATATGAATCAAGAATTCATTCATACACCAGAACAAGCACAACAAAGCGTTGAATTCACAAAAGAAAATCTGTCTGATATTTTAGCGCGTGATCCATCTGTAAATCTTGTTTTGTTACGTGATCAGTTTGAAAAAAAAGGTGTTAATTGGCAAGAATTCTCTCAAGCTTTGAATGAATTCACAGAAGAACAAAGAAATGCACAACAAGGCGAGAGAATGTTTGAACCCACTGCTGATCAACGTAAACAAATGGATAATAATATTGTCAATCCACCTATCAAAGGTTTGTGGAATAGATTCGAAAACCTAATAACTGGCAAGCATTAATTATGTCTGCAATATTACCATTAATTCAGCAAGCTTTATTTTATGGATATAATGCTATGCAAGTTATTGGTATGTTGCAAAGCAAATTTCCTCATTTGAAAAAGCCTATTAGTGGATCATTAAGTTCTGGTTTTACTCCCGAAAGTGTATTGGAGTTCTTATCTAAAGGACAAGGAGCAAAACTTTTTAAAGCTAAAGACGAAAAGAAAGCTGAAAAAGATAATGAGGAATTCAATTCTTCTTATGACAAATATTTAGAAAATATAGGAATGTCGCCAAAAGAAAAAAGACAAGGTAAGATCGGAAATGTTTTTGGTGATACAATAAAAGATATTCCTAAATATGCTACAATGGCTTTATCTGCTTATAATGCTTACAAGTTTGGCAAGCCATTATTACAAGCAATGATGGGTCAAGCCAATGCTGCTAATTTAGGTAATGGCCCTTTATCTCCTGGTGGAGGAGGCCCACAAGCACCGAATAATAACCCAATGACTATTGGTGGAATATCTCCACAACAGGGACAAGGAAATAATCCAGCAGCACCGACAGGAATGCCACCAACACCTTCACCATTGGGAAGTCAACAAGCTCCTAGTCAGCCAACTTTGCCGTCACCAGGAACACCACCAACACCACCACCGCCATCATCGCCAAAAAGCACTGGACAGAATCAAACTCAACCCCAAGCACCACAAAGTCCTCCTACAGCTAATAATGCAAATAGATCGGATGTGTTATGGGAAGCATTATCGAAGGGAGTAACCAAAGGTGCCGATCCTGAAACAGATGCGTTTTTGAAAGTTGCAAAGCAAATCAAATCAACTGGTGGATTAAATACTAAAGAAGAATTTGATAAATTTCATCAAAATTTTGAACAAAAGCGTCATTTAGGAATGTCTGTTCCTGAATTGGCTAAAGAGATGTTCGCTACCTATGACCACATGTTTGGGCCTAATGCACAACAACCTCAAACTAATGCAACACAAAATGAGGCTAATGCACAACCAAACCAGCCAATTGGAGAGGAAATTACTCCTGAAAGCTTGGAAAATGCTCCAAATAAATCAGAAAATCCAGAAATTGAGAAAAATAACCTTGGAAAAGAACCAGAAGTTAAAAAGCCACAATTCGCAAAGCTACCTGATGGAACAATTGCTGAAATTAAGTCCGAGAAAGGTAAGGTCTATAGAGTTGACCAAGCAGGTAAAGAACGTTTAATTCCTAAGAAAAAGGCTGAATTAGAGCCACCTTCAGTTTCTAATTCTCAAGTGACTTTTGATTTAGATAAAGTGCCAGAATCAGATAGATCGGCACAACTTAGTTTTGTAGAAATGCCTAAGTCAAGAAAAGATGCAATTATTAAATTCGGATTGACTGAGGCTCCGTATAGATATTGGCGTAAAGATGGTCAACCTATAGATGAGGACATCGCCAATAGACTCAGAGAAGGTGTTACTGTTCCAATAACTGACGGCGATGAATTCATGGGTGCATGGAATTCAGAAGAAGCTACATCGAGAGGCACAGTATCTTCAAAAGAATTTATTCAAGGATCACAGGAAGAAGGTACAGAAGATGATCCATCAAAACCATATTGGTTTGAGAAATTAGAATCAGTTTTCATTCATGGATATTTCAAACAATTCTACGATGAGTTAGGCGTTAAAAAAGAAAACTTTGATCGATCTAAAGCGCAAAGGAAATTAAATGAAGGCACAAGAAAAAAAGCACGCAAAGAAAAAGATATCAAGCGACGGTATGAATAGAATGAAAGACTTAGAATTTCTTTTAGCAAAAGTGCTGCATCATAATAAAAAGAGTATAAAAAAAACCAAAAAAGGTTAAAGTAAACTTTTAAATTTACGAGGTAAATATGTCTAGAACATTTGTTGAACTTCAAGATGAGTCTAACGTTCAAAATTCTTTGAATACTGGTGGCACGAGTTTTGCAACTATTCCTGCTGGTATAAATGCAAAAAGATCACCAACTGTTTCTGATTATGCGCCACAATTTACACCTTGGAGTAATACAGTTACCAATGTTGTATATATGCAAAATAAGGTAGGGCAATCCTCTAATTGGGTCATTTTGGGAGCAGGTATAGCTGGGACAGTTAGCTCGTTGACAGGGACAAGTGGAGGGGCCGTTTCGCCTTTGGCAGGAAATATTAATATTCTCGGCACTGCAAATCAAATCCAATTTGTTGGCACTGCAAATACATTAACAGCTTCTTTATTAGGCCCATTTACTCCTGCAACATTTACAGCACATGGTGTTTTGATCGGTGAAGGATCTTCTTCAATTGTAGCATCAGCAGTTGGCACAGATGGACAGGTTTTAACTGGAAACTCAGCAGCAGACCCGACATTTGATGCAATAGGTACAAAATCAGGTTTAACAGCGCATGGTGTAGTTCTTGCAGAAGGCGCAAGTGCATTTGCTGCAACAGCAGCAGGTACTAATGGACAATTTTTAACGGGATCTACAGGAGCTAATCCAGTATTTTCAACTTTGCTTTTTGGCCCTGGTTTATCAGGTGTTGCAGGGGCTGGAACATTGACATTAAGTGTTGCAGCAGGTGGTCTAGCTATTAACTCTGTAGCAGGAACTACACAAGCGATTGTCGCTGGTAATTCTTACATATCTAACAATGCTGGGTTAACCACTTTTACTCTTCCAGCAGTAGCAGTAGTCGGGGCGACATTCCAGATCATAGGATCGGGTGCAGCATTCTGGACAATAGCACAAAACGCAGGCCAAGAAATCAAATACAATGCAGTGGTATCAACCGTTGGCGTTACTGGTTCTTTAACATCTACACAAGCAGCTAATACTATAGAAATCATGTGTACTGTTGCCAATACGACTTGGACTGTGTTGAATGCCTCTGGAGCACAATCTGCCTATACAGTTGTTTAACTTTTATTTAATAGGTTTATATGTCTGATTTACTAAATCGAAGAGTATTAACATTTATAGGATCTTCTTTAACAACTTCATATCAAAATATCGGTTCTATTGTAGCTATATCAGCATTAGAATTGGTTATTGATAATGGAACAACAACTGATATTCAGGTTTCTGATGGTTCTACGAATGATCCATTTTACGTTTGTGCAGGTCATATACAAACATTTCATCAAACTATTCGTGGCTCTGGAATGCAGCAATATGCTTCTGTACTCGTAAAAGCTCAAACACAATATCAAGTTAGTTTACCATCAGGTGGAACTGCTGGGACAGGGAATTTATCCATAACTATTTTAGGTAAATAATATGGTTGCAAGAAATGAAGTGGGAGTTGATCCAAGGGCAGTCTTGGATTATGTAGGAGCCCAGTTTTCTTTCTTGCCATGTTTTCAAGCACCGCGTAGACCTACTTTTACAGATATTAGACCGCAGTTTTCTTTGTGGCGTGTAGGAACTAATTCTCCTTCACAGGTACTTTTAAATGGTGTTATTGGTGAATTCTGGTATTTATCTTATTATAATACTACTGGTCAAGCAATTTGGCTGCCGATATCATCAGGGACTAGTGGTGGAATATTAGATATCGCTGTTCCTAATGGAACAAGTCCAGTATTTCCTACTGGATTAGGTACACTTTCTTTTACATCTTCTCTTGGAACAGTAATTATCACTGGTAGTGCAAATAACATTGACTTCAATGTAGTTACGGGAACCAGCGCAATAGATAAGGTTGAAGTAGATGCAAGTACACCGCCTGGTACAAATCCTGTTCTTCCTTTTGGTAATCAGATCACAATAGAAGGTGGAGCAACATTTGCAACAGGTACACGAGCATTTCCTATCCTTACTAATTCTCTTGCTGCCAATACGATTGATTTACAAATACAACTGGCAGGTGGAAATGCTGCTGTAAGTACTCCAAATAATTTTGGGGTATCACAATTTGATACAAATCAATTTCTTGTAGTTGGTGGTTTTGTACAACTGAAAGGGGGAGGAGTAAATCCAGCCTTAACAAGTTTAGCTGTACAAACAGGGACAAGTCCTGTTGTTCCAACTTTTACTGGACAAATGATTTTCAATGGTGCTGTAGTAGCAGCAGGCGTAAACCCTGTTAGAACGGATGGGACTGGGCCAAATACAGTAGCCTTAGAAGTGCAGATATCTCAGGCAATTGCTGCCACAGATGTCTCTAAAATAGGACTCGCAGCATTTAATTCGACTGAGTTTACTGTAGACGCAAACGGTTTCGTTTCTCTGAGTTCGGGGGCAGGAACTGTTACCGCTCTTGCAGGTAATGACACTTTAACTGTCGTTCCAACGGCTGGAACTATCAATTTACTTGCTGCTGTCGTAGTTAATGGCACTGATCCAGCAGCCTTATATGTTAAGAGAACGGCAGCAAGTACAGAAACTATAGACATACAAGTAGCTGCTGCAAATGCTGCCTCACTTATTACTAATGCAGGCATAGCCTCATTCAATAGCACAGAGTTTACCGTAGATGCCAATGGTTATGTTTCATTGGTATCAGGTGGAGTAGCTCTTGAGACCCTGACAGGGAATTCTGGAGGCGCAATCAGCCCAGTTACAGGAAATATAAATACCGTCGGAGCAGGTTCAATAACAATTGTAGGTGCAGGAAATACACTGACTACAGAGCTACAAGGACTAACTCAATATGATGTGTTAGTCGGCCAAGGTACAACGACAATAGGCTTGATTACTCCTTCTGCCACTTCAGGCATTCCGTTAATATCACAAGGTAGCGCAGCCTATCCAATATTCGGCACAGCAGTAGTCGCAGGTGGAGGAACTGGTGATGTTTCGTTTACGCCATATGCAGTTATAACAGGTGGAACCACTTCAACTTCACCATTGCAAAGCATTGCCTCCGTCGGCACAACAGGCCAAGTTCTTACAAGTAACGGTGCTGGAGCATTACCAACCTTCCAAACATCATCATCTACCGGTGCAGTCACAAACTTCACAGTGGATACCACAGCAGGCGGAGGCGTCAATCCAGTAGTTCCTAATGGAAGTGGAAATATCATCATTACCTCTGGGCCTTTATTTGCCACAGGTACAGAAGCAAATTCCCTTCGCACTGATACGACGGCAGCTAATAAAATTGCCATTGAATTGCAACTAGCAGGCACTTCAAACGGACTAACCCCAATCACTGATAATTACGGTGTAGCACAGTTTAACAATGCTAACTTTACAGTTTCCGCAGGACTAGTGACGCCTTTAGCTATAACAATAAATACAGCAGGTTCCATCACTGGTGGAGGAACTGTTAATTTGGGTGGCAGCATTACAATAACTGGCGGAGCTGGTGTATTTCCTTGGAGCGATAAAGCTGTCTCCTTCAATGCAGTATCAAACAATGGATATTTCATCACAGCAGCTTTAACTTCTACCTTACCTTCAACACCAGCAGAAGGGGATACAATTGATTTTATTGTAGATACAGCTAGTAATTTAACAATTCAGGCAAATACAGGACAAAAAATAAGATTAGCTAGAACAATATCCGCTGCTGCAGGCATAGCAGTGAATACTCAGATTGGAGATTCGATTAGTCTTGTTTATCGCGTCGCTGACACGACTTGGTTGAGTTTGAGTGCGAACGGTGGATGGAACATAACATGAGGAATATTAAATGACTTTATTCAGTACTGCTGACAATAATTTCGGTGTAGCAAAGTATATCGTAGATCCACAGGCAGGGGAAGGCACTCACACTACGATTGCAACAGCAATAGCAACAGCAGGAGCAGGGCCAGCCGAGATATTTATTAGGCCAGGAACCTATACTGAAAATGTTACCCTTGCTGCGAATATAAATTTAACAGCTTTTGGCGCAGATAGTTCATTGAATGGTACTGGCCTCGTAATAATTTCTGGTACAATCACGAAAACGTCAGCAGGAACTTCGACAATATCAGGGATACAGTTACAGACTAACTCGGCAGCTCTTTTAGCAGTGACAGGATCGGCAGCCTCTATTGTCAATTTGAATAATTGTTACCTCAATTGCACAAATAATACAGGAATTACATTTAGCTCATCTTCTTCCTCTTCAAAGGTCAATATATTCAACTGCACAGGGAATATTGGTACAACTGGCATTTCATTATATACCATGTCTTCAACTGGTGTGATGCAATTAGACAATTCTTTATTTACTAATACCGGGGCTTCAACAACAGCTTCGACAAATTCCGCTGGTCAAGTAAATATAAATAATCTTGCAGCAAATTTATCTTTTTCAACTAGCTCAACAGGTATTGTTATTTTTAATAATAGTGATGTTGATAATACCGCAACAAATACAACAACTTTAACGACTGCTGGAACTGGGTCAGCCATTTTTGAAAATTCTTATATTGCATCCGGTACAGCATCAAGTGTATCTGTTGGAGTTGGAACAACTGTTTCATTATTAAATAGTGTTCATGCTTCAAGTAATACGAATAATATAACTGGAGCAGGGACTTTAATATATTCTGGTTTATCACTATTTTCAAGCCAAACAATAAACGTGACATCGCAATCAGGGGGCTTATTACCTGGCGGTAGATTCCAGGCTCCCTCAGCAGGATTTATTGGTGAGCAGATAAGATCGGCTATAGCATCAGGATCACCAGTTACATTAACAACAGCTACTCCAACTAATATAACAAGTATATCACTTACAGCAGGTATTTGGGACATAAGTGGAATTGGAATTATTACAAATTCAGGCGCAACTACACTTCATCAACTTTCAGTAAATACAACTTCTGCCACTATTGGTACTTTGGGTGATAATGCTTGTTATGACAATACATTAAATAATTTTTGTACTTTATCTATTCCGGCATGGAGACAAACATTCACTACTACAACTCCAGTTTACTTAGTAGCACAGGATACTTTTTCAACAGGTGCAGGAGCAGCCTATGGAAGAATATCCGCTACCCGTGTTGGATAGATTTCAGCAACTTATTATAATAGATTAAGTTCTCTAAAAAGAATTAACTTTATTCTATCCTTAAGAATTATTTGTCCCATTTCATTTGGATGAAATCTATCACCAATGTGAAGTGAAGGATTTGTCGAGATCGATGGTGTTATATAATCAAATTTAATTACTTTTCTAAACTCCATGTATAGCTTAATATAAACATTTTTAAATGTTTTAAATCTGTATTCTTCTGAATAAGCCGATAAGTCATTATAACCTAATATTATTATTATATCGTTTTTTTCGCATTCTTTTATAACATATTTCAGATTATTGTAAGTATGTTCTATAGGGAAACCTCGTCCGAAATCATTTATCCCTAGACAGATTATAAAATACTTTGGTTTTAATGCTAAAACCTCTGCTAATACTTCGATTGCAGCATCCGTAGTAACTGTTTTTTGATATATGGAAGTATGTATTGAAATTTCTTTCACTTCGTTTTTAAGCAATGTTACCCAACTTTTTTCTATGCCCATTGGTAGACCGGCGACAATTGAATCACCGACTACAAAAACATCTATTTGTTTTTGAAGAGAAAGTAAATCGCAAAAGGATAAATGCGAGGCGAAGAAAATCGTTATAAGTGCGATATATTTCATATTGGATTCCATATTCCTTTATCAATTAATTCTTTCTCGAATTTTGCATCGTCATGTATCATTGGAATTTGTTCGTTATGTATTTTCCCCGGTGGCAGATAAATTGTGACAGGCTTGCCTATCTTTTTGCTCCACTTTTCAGCGGTTTTAATTAGCTTCTTTAGTTTCATAGATGAATCCTATCCTTAATTGGATAATTGGGAGTTATTTGAGTTATATGATCCATTGATCTTTTCTCAAGCAATTGTTCCATGATGGTGGACATATCTTCTATCTTTTTCTTCAGTTCATCAATCTGTTCTTGCAAATATTTACTATGGCAATCACAAAATTTATCATTACAGCTAGCGCATAAATGGAAATCACTCATTCTCTATTTCCTCTGGTTTTTCATTTACTTCGCATTGTTTCCAATCATCTGCTAGAACATCATAAAGTGTTAGGTAGAAGCTTCCATAAACTTGTTCAATAGTTCCACAAAGACTCCCTCTATCAGGAATGCTTTTTCTATAGATTCTCTTGCCTTCTCTCAAGTATTCCATTGCTGATTCAAATTGCATTATCTAAACCTTTGCTCAGTTTTTCTCCAACTACCACATTTTTCGCAACATTGCCGTGAAATGCTCCAAAAACGTTCGCTTTCGTCAGTGAAAAAGAAATCTTCGAATTCTTTTTTCCATTCGTGATTACATTTGTCTTTATTTAATTCTGTGCTTTTGATTTCCATGCGCTTTGTCCTGCTTCTCTTTTTTCTTTAGCCATTTGTATTTTTTCTTCAACAGAAGCCTTAGGACATTTGCATTGGTCTAAAAAATCATCGAATTCTTTGCAGTATTCTATATAAACAGGATCAAAACCTTTACTTAACTCAACGCGAGCAGTTGCGTTTTTATCCCTGAACTCTTTTTTCCATCCTTCAATGCAATCTCTTACTTCGTGGCAAGTGAAAGTTTTTATACAGGTAGGTAATCCTTCAGAAACATATCTTCTCAATTTACATATCATTTATTTACCAATCCATTTTTTTCCATTATCAGATACCGCACTTCTTTAATCAACGAGGCCATTTCTTTTTCTAGATAGCTAACCCTACTTATCAAGGCCTTCATCTTCATAGAATCAAGGCGGTAATTCATAACCAAGAGTTCTTGCTTTTCTACAAGAAAGGCTTCAGCTTCTTCTATTGTTTTAAAATATTTAGATGTTCCCCCACGATTAGAATTTTCCTTTATCCTAACCCGAAAGTTGTTTCCTTTCTGTTCAATGGCTGCCATTTTCATCCCTTGGTGGTATTATAGGCATCCAATGCGTAACAGAGTCAACATGGGTTCCATTACATCCGCAATTAGATGGATAATCAATAATAAAAGTTTTCTTCCATTGTCCACATGAATAATTAAATACATCAGGAAAATATTCAGAATCATTTATAGCAAAAAAACAAATTTGATTAATTTCAGGTTGTCTTATTTTGATATCAATCCAATTATTCATTTAAATATTTCCAATGTGTTATATTAAACAAAGGGCCACAAATGTTAAAAACATTTGTAATAAAAATATTGTATTCATCAGACCATGTACCTTGGATAATTAATTTTGGATTATTTCGTATACAGAATCGACATTGTTTTCCATCTATAGGCTTCTCTTTTGTAATGTCAATCCAATCACTCATAATTAAACCTTTTATTATGTTTAGTCTGATAATTACAGTTACGTGATATAGAATTAATCACAGTAAATTTTTTATTGTAGTTTTTGCCATCTCTTTTTGAACTATTTACTTATCATCTCTAAATTCTTTATTAAAGAGTTCAACACTTTTCCAATTAATCTCACATGTTTTTATGAAAGTATCATGATTCATGCCCAATTCATAAGCAAAAAAGGCTAATGAACGAGCTAAAGTAATAATTCCAACAACACCATGGGGGTTTTCGGCTTCTAATAAAGCACTTAATTTAATACATAGATTATTAACCTCAACTTGCTTTTCTTCGCAATAATCAAGCGCGAATGTTTTGATGACTTCCTTAAATATGTCCATTAGCTAACTCCTTCCTTTGAATTTCACGTACATGCTCATCGAGAACCTCTTGTTGGAGCGATTCTGCTAACTCAGATTTTATCTGTAGTTTATACATTAAGAATACAATAGATAGCGCACCATGTTTCATATAAAATTCTCGTGCTTTGTTAAGAAGTTCTTTGCGCATGTATATGGAATCCTGTTTTTGTATATATTCAATGATGAAGGAAGGAATTGAACCCTCGACCTATACTATTACCAGGCTAGGAGCAAGGTAAAAGTATTGCTCTACCATTGAGCTACTTCATCAAAAGGAAAGAAGGATTTGAACCTTCATTTTGCGCCTACTCCGTCGCATGTCTTTCCTTTTAGACGACTTCCTAAGTTGGAAGAATTATAAAAGATAATGGATTTAAAGTAAACTAGAAATCTCCTCTCAAATGAAATAATCTCCCTCGAATAATTCAGCGGAATCTTTTTTCTTGTATAAGTTAATGCTGTTTTGTATATTCAAATTTTAATTACAAAAGAGGTTATATGCCACTCGTAAAAGGTAAAGCTGCCAAGTCAAGGTCAGGGTTTTCACGAAACATGAAAACAGAGATGAGCGAAGGTAAACCGAAAGATCAAAGTTTGGCCATAGCATATAGTATGGCAGGAGAGAAAAAAAAGAAAAAAAAGAAGGCTAAATAATATGTTCAACAAATTATTCGCAGCTTGCGGAAACTTATTTCATTTCAATGGTTCAGTTAGTTTATTAGCTAATATCGTCGACCATCTGGAAAGCGATTACATCAAAGATGGCAACGCTAGAGATGCAGCTATTGATGCTATGTGTGAAATTCTGCAATCACATAAAACAACAGCAGTTGCGACACAATCCGTTGCACAACCAGCAAATACAGTGGGGAAATGATGGATGCTAAAATAAAAAAAATAATTGGCAAGGAGAAAGGTTTGGAAAAATCTACAAAATCTTTGCTAAAATTAGATAAAAAGCACGACAAAAAGATTGAAAAATGTGACAAAATGATGATGAAGAAAAAGAAAAAATGAGGCATTATGTATAAATATATATCTATGATGTTTTTAGTAGTATTGTCAGGTTGCGGAGTTCTTGGAATGGAGAAAGCATTAGAAGAAACAAGTGTACATTTTGAGATTGATAAGCCATCCGATCTTCCTCCTTGCAGTAAAATCGAGAATCAGCCTAAAGTATAAAATATAGGGTCAGAACCTATGTTTTTCATGAGCCTTCCTTGGAGAGAGTGGTGTTAAAACCACTCTCTTTTTTATTAAATGCCGACTTTAGACATTAGCCAGCCATTAAAACTTTTAGTTGTTTGTTCCATATTGGCTTTAAAGACTTCAATAGCTCGTCTATTATTCCACCCAGGCTTGGCAGTTATAACCTCAGTCATATAAGTACGGAAGTTGTGTTGATCTGTTCCCCATGTTTCAAGATAAGCATCAATTTCATCAATGTATAAGTCGGGTGCTGCGATAATCATAGGTTCTTTAATCTTTTCAACAACAGCTTCAATAGCGACCTCGGGTTCAACCTTTTGATCGTTCTTAGCTTGCTCCATTTCCTCAGTTGAATATAATTGATTAAAGTCACCTGGGAAAGCTTTTCTAAGTGCTATTGCTTCAGCGCATTTTGCTAATTGTCCCTTTGGCATTTTCAACCAAAAACTAGTAGGGTTTTTGTTAAAGTCAAGTTGCACATATTCAGCCCAAAAGGCTGTGGCTCCTATTTCGTGCCATGTTCCATCAGGAGTCATTTTCTTTACGTATGCGGTGGCTGATGTAAGCTTGCCCTGCGCATCATATTCATAGGAAGGCTCACGGCCAGGAGAGTATTTTCCTGTGCGTTCTGCTATAAGTCTAAATCCATCAATACCTGTTTGTATTGTCATTGATGATTTATAAGAGCCATCTTTCTGTCTACTTTTTCGTACAATAGCATAAATCTGTTTCATGTGAGGATCAAGTCCAGTACGAGCGACAACGTAGAGAAGTAAATTAAGTTCGGCATCGGTACAGTCTTTAGCGATACTCTGTTTAAAGGTAGCAATCTGTTCAGCCTTGTAAGTAGCTATGTAGTTATCTTGTGAAGGGAGCATTAGTGTCATAGTTTGTCCTTGTATTAAAATACGTTTTATTTTACAAAGAGGATGTTTTTGTTCCTCTCATTATCGGGTACTCCAACCCAGGGTTCTGTTTTGTAGTTCTAATGGCGTTCATGCGGACGCCATTAGTTTTTAGAGGTAGTCTAGCATAATTTCGGGTTTAAATCCCTTGTAAAAATGCCTATAAGTCGTCAAACAACCTTTGAATAATCCAAAATTTTTCTCGTATAAATAGTTCTTAGGTTTTTTACCTTTCTTGTCTAGCTTTGTAAACTCGATAAGATCAACTATTAGACCATGTTTTTCAGCTAACCAGCAATATCCATTACCTTGAACTTCCCAAGTCTTTGATTCATCACCTGAGGTCTTCCAATCATTAAGCACCCATTGATCGGATTGATTAAGGTAAAGCCAATCCGGTAGTCCGCAAATCATATAGTAATCATTATAAAATCGTTCGGGAATAATAATTTTCTTTGGCTTTCGCTCTTCCATCCAAATCTCAAAAGAATCAACAAGAAAGTTTACTTGGATCAATTCTTTTTCGAAATGCTCATCATTTCGAGAATATTTTTTTACTAGATCAACTGAATCATCAGGGAACCGACCTAGATTTTTCACAATATTAGTACATATTAAATGGACGGCCGATCCTCGTGCGCCTGCGTTTTTTAATACTTCATCATCAATAGAACCTAGTCCGCTGAATGGAGCGTAAATCGAACTGACTCTATCGTAATCTTCTTCCTTGAATTTCATTTAACTTCCTATAATGTTTTTATTTTAATAAATTGATAATCTTCTATTGTGCCAAGTGTGGCTTCATCTAAACCATTTGGATAGGTTATCTCGTCATTGATAGGGCAATACTCTATATCCTTATGTCCAGATTCATAGAACAATGAAGCCAATGCCTCAGTGACTGTTCTACCAGGAAAAACACCGTAAAATTCTCTTGGTTCGTAAAAGTGTGGTTTGTTTTGTATGTCGTAATGATTCATTTGTTTTCTCCTTCTGTCTTGTATGCACAAAGTATAAACCAAAAAGTATTTTTCCGTCAACAACTTTTATTTCGTTTTGCGAAAAAAAGTTATACCTAGTTCTAGGTATAACTATATATAAATGGGTATAAATTCTATTCCCATGATTCTAATAATCCAGCCTGACGAAGGGCGATGTAGTTTATGCAAGATCTTTTTTCAATTTCTTGTATCTTACAATCTCTTTTATAAAACTCTTGATTAACCCAAATCATTAATGTAGCTGCTATAAAAACAAATAAACATATACTAAAAGAATTCATATTATAGCCTATTGTTTTGTTGTAAAAGTTTTTGTCCTAAGCCTAGTCCAAGCCTGCAATCTGAATGTACTTGTTGGCAAGTATGGCACATGTAAGCCCAGGTTCCATAAAAAGTTTTTCCTTCTACAATAGACTTCCTAGTTTTGCAGAAATCGCACATCGGAAGAATCCCGATTATAGTGCGTGTGGTGTTGTCCATGCTTTCTCCTTTACTTTATTTTAGGGTTTTGCTATGTTGTATATATGTTAATATAAACCAAAACGTATTTTTAGTGCAAGAAAAAATATTGAGAAAAGGAAAAAAAATTATGCAACTAGCAGAATACCTAGACAAAGCCGACATTTGTGTTGCGCAATTCGCCCGAAGACTCGGAGTAACAGCACCTACTGTCCATAATGTTCTTAAAAAAAGAGACGTGAAAGCTTATGTAGCTGTTCTAATTGAGATGGAAACGAAAGGAAAAGTGAAGTGTGATGAGCTTGTCCATGAAAAACATATCATAAAATATCTTCATAAGAAAAAGTCTAATGGTCTATTGTAGCATTAGTCCGCTCGAATTCAAATATGGAGTATATATGCAACAAATGATCTTTTGCGAAGGATGCGAGAAACGTTTACGTTCGCATGGAGACTATGCTTTTGAATTGTTTGAATTTATTTGTGATTCATATCATGAAGGTGCGCCAATGGAAATCAGCCTAAGCATCCACGAAACTACCCATGGATACTTAAGCATCATTCACTTCCTTGAGACTAAAGGTTATGTTGTAACAACGGATTCATCAGAATCCACTATACAAGTAAAACCTTTAGGTATAGATTATGCTGGTCGAGGCGATAACGCCCTACCAATGTTTTGTATACACTAAACATTTTAAACAAAGTTAGTTATAACTAGTAACTAACAATTTTATAAATAACCAGAAGGTAATTCTGCTATTTAGATACCACAAAGATATCTTAACAATAGCAGAATTCTACCTTTATGCACAAGGAGAATTTCATGGTTTCCCCTCTTTCGTTCTTAAATCAAGATAACTATCAGACTTATAACCGTCAAGTTGCTAAGTTTTGTCAAAGTGTAAATGCTGCTATAATGCTTGCAGAATTGATAAATCGTTATGAAATGCACATATCTAGGGATGAATTGGCTTCACATCCTAAATATGGGGAAGGATGGTTTTATTATACGGTTGAAAAAGCGGAAGAACGAACTTGTTTAAGTCGAAAAGAACAATTATCAGCCTTAAAAATACTAAAAAATCAAGAATTAATCACGACTTGTGAATTTGGTCTTCCTAACAAGAGATACTTTAAAGTAAATGAAAACAAAATATTAGAGATTTTCGGAATTTCAAATAATCCTTCTAGTACGCCCAAAAAGGGCCAACTGGTAAAGCCAAAAAGGGCCAACCATCAAGCCCAAAAAGGGCCAACTGCTCATATATATAAAGAACCTAATAAAGAACCCAATGAAGAACAACAACAACAACAGGGGGTTGATGAAGTCGTCGTTGGTAGTTTTAAAGAAAACTTGGTTGTTGCTTCGCAATTATCAGAATTTTTGAAAATTGAGGTAGATAAACGAGCTTGGCCAAAGGAATGGCTTATTTCAGAAGATGTTTTCTTGCTTCTTGTTATAAAATATGGAAAATATTATGTTTCTGATCAACTTAGTTATATAACTAAATTACAAGTGAAATATTTAAAAACAAAAAAAGGCAAGCCAATTGAAGATCCAACTACTTATTTTAAGTTAGCGTGTGAAAAAAATTGGGCTACATCTACAAAAAGCAATGAATAAAGATGATGATTAAAGCCTCATTCATAATCCCTATGACCAAGAACCTCCTAGCTTCAGAAGCAAACCTTCGTGAGCATTGGACTAAACGTCATGCCAGGCATAATGTCCAGCAATTCCTACTAGATTCACATATGAATCGCTATGTTTTCTTTGTACCTAGCAAAGAGAATAATGAGATTGGAGGATATTTTGATTGTTATGAGCCAGAGGATTGGCTTCCTTGCATCATTACGCTTACCAGGATCGCACCACGCGCATTAGATAGGGATAACCTACCATATAGCTTAAAAAAGATAACTGACGTAATCTGTGACAATCTAATACCAGGTCTAGCACCTGGACGAGCTGATGGTGACAAGAGAATCAAAGATATAATCTATAAGCAAGAAAAAGGGAGAGTGCGAGAGTACGCACTCAAGGTAGAGATTGAAAGGATTATTTAATACTTTCCATATGGTTATATACAGCGTCAATAGATATACTAATAAATTTATGGCATTCTTCTCGATGGCGGAGTTTCTCCCCTAGCACGCATACGGGAAATATTAGTCTGATTTCGGAAGATCTCCGGGATATGCTTGACACGAAATTCATGCGGTTGATATGGTGGGATTTACTAAATAGTCCACCATATAACACCCGAAGCCTTGCAGGGCTTTTCGGGTGTTCGCATTTTTAGCCCTCTTCAGAGCCTTTTACAAAACAATACTCATAAGACTTTTGTGAAATAATAATCAAGAAATCTTTAAGGAATGAATTAAATGGTCGTCATATTTAGAGTTTTTCGTCATATTCATCTCCTGTTTTAAGCATGTTTTTTATATTTTCTAGAATAATTTCATTATTAATCATATTTGCTTGACATATCGTTATATATTCAGTCGCACAACCTATCAAATATTCATGGGGTGTCATATAAGCTTGAGATTCTTTTCTCATCTTTTCAAAGAAACTATAAACAGCATCTCTTCTTTCTTTATCTAATCCTTCCGACATATATTCCTCTTATTTTTTATTGGACCAACATTTTACTGTTTTTTTACAATGAGGACATTTAAGGCTATCAAATTTAGAATCAAGTTCTTTAGCATTTTTACATAAAATACAAGTTTCTATATTATATAATGTAAAAATGATAATATCACCTTCTTTATATGGCAAATTGATTTTAATACCATTTTGTAGTTCCTCCGAAGTAATTGTAATTAGAGTATTAAAAACCATCTCTAATCCTTCCGACATAAATGCGCCTCCAATATTTGCATTCTAGTTTCTAAATCTAACATTCTTTTCTTTAAATCACCAATAGCAGCATATGTGCCCTTCCTAACCTTATTGGCACTTTCACCCACAGCATCAATATCAAGCTTCAGTAACTCTGTCTCCGTAGGCTTAGGCTTGAAAAAATCGTATTGGATTATAGCACTCATTCAAAAAAACTCCGATAAAATGCTTGTACTTCCTCTTTAGGAAATCTTGAAAACCAACATCCGTCACATTCACCAATATGATGCCCATAAGAATCAAAAAAATATCCCTTACCACATTTTAAGCAATTATGTTCTTTAATCTCCGAATTCTTTAACGTTTCAACAAATTTATCAATATCTTCAAGTGTCAATATTGTCGGTTTATCTTCCGTAGCCATAATATTATTCCTTGGGAGGGATTAAAGGTGTCCAGTGAGTCACAGGTTGCTGAGGATTACATATCCACATATCATTATTACAATGTAAAAGCCCTATCGAATACCACTTCTTAAAATCACAGTATAACAAAACATATTTGTCATATTCGGGTAAACATTCCTTAACACTAATCCAATTCATATTATTCCTTGGGAGGAGGAGGTAAAGGCATCCAATGAGTAGTCCAACTTTTATCTATCAATGCCCATAAATTTCCATCTTTAGGATAGTCAATATAATCAATTGAAACGTTTGGATTCCCAAAATGACAAGTCAAAACTTTTACTCCTATTTTAGGCAATCTATCCTTAACACTTATCCATTGCATAAAAGTTATCGCCTTTTTTCTAAACCATTATACATAAAACAAATAAAAAAAACAACAACAAAAAAAGCTTGACCTAAACTTTCTGACAATATAAAAATATGTTTCACTTAAGGATTGGCATGATAAAATGGAAACTTGAGTCTAGAAAGTTCAAAGAACTTAAAAAGTATACGAAAAATCCCAGACGACTCACTAAAGATCAATACAAGAATCTAAAAATATCTATTGATAAATTCGGACTCATCGACAAGCCAATAATTAATCTAGACGGCACAATCATAGGCGGACATCAACGAATCGAAGTAATGCAAAAGGATGGTAATCCTTTCATTGAATGCTGGGTTCCCAACGAACAACTCAATCCAAAGCAAATTGAAGAATTAAATATACGCCTGAATAAAAATACTGGAGAGTTCGATTGGGACATATTGGCCAATGAATACGAAGTAACCGATCTCCTTGAATGGGGCTTCAATGCAGAAGAAATGTTCGCTAATCAAGATATAGAAGATATTGAACCAGAAGAAGAAAGTGAGATCCTTGAACCAGGAGCCGACAATGAAGCATTTACTAAGCAAGGTGATTATTACGACCTTAACGACCATCGTATTGTTTGTGGTGATAGCACTATGCCCGATGTTGTTACTCTTTGTATTCAATCTAATGAACCCGTCCTCATGGTAACAGATCCTCCTTATGGCGTTAATTATGATCCTAAATGGCGTAATGATGTCAAAGGGGCACATAAGCCTATTAGAGCAGCTGGTAAAGTACAGAATGATGACCAAGTCGATTGGTCTATAGCCTATCATCTTTTCCCAGGGAATGTTGCATATGTGTGGGGGGCTTCTTTATTTAGTCATTTAGTTGCTAAACAATTAATTGATTGTGATTATAAACTTATTAATCAAATCATCTGGGCTAAGCAGCATTTCGCACTTTCAAGGGGAGATTATCATTGGCAGCATGAGCCTTGTTGGTATGCAGTAAAGAATGGAAAAAGCCATAATTGGCAAGAATCAAGAAAAGAATCTACACTTTGGGAAATAGCAAATCTTAATTGTTTTGGGAAGTCAAAAGAAGATGGAGAAGAAAGAACAGCTCATAGTACTCAGAAACCAATCGAATGTATGGCGAGGCCAATACGAAATAATACGCGGAAAAGAGACGGGGTTTACGATCCATTTCTCGGATCAGGTACTTCTCTCGTTGCTGCCGAACAAAATGGACGCATTTGTTATGGTATCGAACTCTCACCTTCCTATTGCGACATAATTGTAAAAAGATGGATAAATTATATGGATAAAAACAATAAATCCATTATAATTAAGCATAATGGTAAAGAAATTAACAAAGAGGATTTATATGGAAAAGAAAAGTAAAATACATAAAAAAGGTACAATGAAAGGGATTATTAAGTCTGGTAAAGATAAGGGATATCTCCCTGATCAATTAAAAGATATTCTACCCGCTGGTCGAAAAATCATGGATAAATCAAAAAAGAAATAGGATCTCATGGAACGATTGTCTTTAGATTCGCATCCAGAAAAAGTAAAGGAATGGTGCAATGCATGCCCAAAATATAGAGATTTTAAAAAAGAATATGAAGATAAATTAAAGATAGAAGCAAAACGACAAAATATTACTATTAATCAATTAAAACAAAAAATAAGTGAAGCATTACATGACTAAAATTATACCACTCCAAGACTATGTCATCGTTAAAAAAATCGAAAACAAAGAACAAGTCGTCAAAGGGATTCTTATCCCAGTTAAAGAGAACAATGAGCTTGTACGTGCCATCGTCCATGCAATCAATCCAAAACCACCTAAAGATTGCATACAAAACTTTAAAGTAGGCGATACAATCATCATACGTAAATTCGGGGGAGCGCCTATTACTGAGGATGGTATAAACCTATTGATCCTCAAAACAGAAGAAATCATAGCCAAGGTGCTTGATGGAGATAACGAATAACCTAGTTAGAATGTGCGAATGCACAAGGCTCTATTGCACTGTTGTCCGCAATGGAAAATATATGTGTGAGCTTTGCGCTTACCCTTTGCTTACTAGGGAAAGAAAGAAAAAGCTTTTGGGTCATACTGTCCCACAGGCTATGATTGATCAATATAAAGCTTTAAGGAATGAATTAAATGGTAAGACCACGTAAAGACGGAAAACCCTCAGCTCCTTGTAAGAATCCTGAAGGTCGTCCAGAAATCTGGACTATCGAGCGTATTGAAGCCGAAGCTGATGCATTCATGGAATGGACAAAGAAACCTGGTAGTCTTTATTACAAAGAGTTTGTTGTTGAACGTGGATATGCTTGGGATCATGTCTATGATTTTATTCTAAAAAGCGACAAGTTTGCCCGTGTCCTTAAGTATGTTCATTCATGGCAAGAGTCAAAACTATCTCGTGGTTCGTTACTTAAGAAGCTAGACGGTGGCACTTGTCGCCTCCTCTTAGGTCGCTATGGGATCAAAGAACAACAAGAGATACAGCATTCAGGCGAAATGAAAACAACTGTTACTGTAGTTAATTACAACGGATCAAGTAAAAAACAAAAGGAATAATTATAATGACTAGCGAAATTAAAGACGAAGTAGTTCAAGTATCTCCTAAAGATTTAAATGAAGCAATTGAAATTGTATTTACTAACTACATGCACTCAATCAATTGGCTAATAAATATTTTAGATCAGCAAGGATCACCATATAAGATTGTAAATAATGTTTGGTATGCTGACCAGATATGCAACTCATTCATAGCAAAACTAAAAGTTATGCAGCAACAAATAGACCAAAAGAAAAAGGAAGAATTAGATGCGAAAGCTTTGGCAGCGACTAGTGAATTGGCTCAACCAGCCAGTGTTCAAGAGTAAAGAATGTGCTTCTATTGATATAGGCAATCAAGATCCAAAATTCCTTAAATGGGCTTTTGGCGATGATTATTTAGAACAGCCTATGTCTTCATCACCTGAAATGTGGAATAAACTTCATATTGATCTATATGAATCAAATATAAGCAATGATTATATTAAAGATTTAAATATTATGTATGAGTTCTATCAAGAATATTTGAATAAGGCTAAATCAATATGACTACTCTTCCTGTAAACTATGAACCTCGTTGGTATCAATTGCCTCTTTTAGATGCTTTAGATTCAGGTATAAAGAGAGCAGCAGTAGTATGGCCACGAAGACATGGTTGAAATCCCCTATTATTAGATTAGTAGGGGATCAGGAAAAGATAAATCAGTCCTCAATTGGTGCATTAAAACAATTGCCGATCCTTCCTTCTCAGGGGTCATCAAAACGGCCTGTACATGCTTCTATTGCTTACCTGAAATTTCACAAGGTCGTAAAGTCATCTGGAACTCGATTGACCATACAGGTTTTCCTTTCAAGAATCATTTCCCAGAAAGCTTAGTCGAAAACATTAACAATCAAGAGATGAGAGTAAAGTTTACCAATGGTTCTATATTCCAAATTGTCGGTAGTGATTGCTATGACTCTCTTATTGGCACAAATCCTAAGATTATTGTATTTAGCGAATATGCTAAGACCAATCCTAAAGCTTGGGAAATCTTGGGGCCTATTGTGGACGATCCTGATAATGGCGGTATCGCTATTTTTATTAGTACTCCTAGGGGAAAGAATCATTTCCACAAGCTTTTCGTAAACGGAAAAAAGAATCCTTCTAAATGGTTTACTGAGCTAATCACTAATGATGATACACAACTCATGTCTGCTAAGCGTTTGCAAGAGCTGCGTGACGAGGGACGTTCGGAAGAGTTTATCCAACAAGAATACTTCTGTTCATTTGAAGGTTTAATCGAGGGATCGATCTATGGTAAATATGTTATTGAATCTACTCGTAACAACATGGTTTGTAATGTGCCTTATGACAAAACTTATCTGGTACACACTGCTTGGGATATTGGTTTGGATGCCACAAGCGTTATATTTTTTCAGCTTATTGGCAATTCGATCAATGTTATCGACCATTATGAAACTAAAAACTTGGCTATGGTTGGATCGATAACAGAGGTACGCAATAGAGGATATCAGCTAGGGATAAACTTCGCACCGCATGATGGTAAGAACAGATCAGTACAAACAGGCAGTACATTTGTTGATATAGCTGAGCAAATGGGTTTCAATATGACAGTAATACCTAATAGCAAGTCTATATTGGATGGTATAGAAATATCCAAAGGTCTATTTCCTAGAATGCAATTTGATTCGGCTAAATGCGAATATCTTCTTTCTTGTCTTCAATCATATCATACTGAATATGATGAGAAACTTGACCGTTATAAAAAAGAACCTTGTCACGACTGGACGAGTCACGCATCAGACGCATTTCGCTATATGTCAATTGCAATAAGAGACGGATATATTTCTGGTGAGCATAAATCGGAATGGAGTAATATAAAGAAAAATAATAATTACTATGATAATATGCAAAATAATATTTCTCACCCAGGATTCTTACGATGATGGCTCAAGACCCTTCCGTCTTTGATCGGCTTCAAGACAACAAGATATCCACTCAAAAGATGATGGATGAATGTTATTTATCTGCACAAACACAATGGCAGACTTATTGGAATCAATCAAATATAGATAGGCGTTTTGCGTTAGGGGATCAAAGATACTTAGCTGGACTTGATGGTCAGCAATACCAAAATCAAAAATTTTGTTTCAACTTAATACACGCACATAGACATGTCATTGTCGGACATCAAAGTAAGCACCGTAAATCAAGCGTTGTTGTGCCATCCGAAGATCGTTATCAGCAAGTTGCAGATGACTATTCAGGTTGCTTAATGTGGACAATGAATGCTGACAAAATGCTTCACAAAATAACACAAGGATTTGATACAGCTTGGGTAACAGGACTTAATTTAACAAAGCGTTGGATAGATTATACGCAAGACCCTGTTGATGGTATTGTGCGCCTTAAAAACTATGCCCCGACCACATGTATAATGGATCCTTGGTGGCGTGATATGCGCCTTACAGATTGCCGATTCATTTGGACTAGAGACTTCGTTAGCGGTAAAATGTTAGACCAACTAATACCTGGTATTAGAAAAGAAAAGAAATTCATTCCAGCTACATATAATAGTTCAATCCGCTTTACGTTCATGCCAGAAAGCTATCAGATGCAGCGCAGAAGAAAAGATAATTATGCGTACGACCAATTCTATTATTACACAGATAGAGAAGCTAAACTTGTCCATAGTTATTCTAGGTCTGAAACGTATGAAGTCAAGGGAGACAAAGAAACCATTGACATGTGGATTGATATGGAGTTCTCTGATGAGGAGAAAGAGGAACTTGAAAGACTAACCGTTCGTAAACCATGTATCAACCTAGCGATAGCAGTAAATGACAAAGTAGTTTATGAAGAATATTATGCTGATCAATATGATTTTACCCCTACTGTCGCTTATTTTGATCCTGATTCTGTCAATTACAATTTTCGTTTCTATGGTGGCCCACGTGTTATCAGGGATAGCCAATATCTTTTTAATAGAAAAATGCAAATCCAATTGGACGTACTCGAAAGTCTACCCAATAGTGGTATCTATGTTACCGAGGATGCTTTACTTGATAAAAACGACGCCTTTAAAACAGGCCCAGGACAAGCCACTCCAATTAAGAAAGGGTATAATCCTAGAGATGTAGTTATGCCCATGCAGCCACCGTCTATAGATCCTAGTGCATTTCAGATGACTAGCGACCTTGCAGACTTGTCTAGAAGCTTATTGGGTATAACAGATGAATTAATGGGAATGGCAGATGACTCGAAAACTGGTATACAAGAAATCCTTAGACAGGGCGCGTCCCTCACTTCTCTCAATACTTTATTCGATAATTTGGACTTGGCGCAATCCTCGATATCACACGGATTATTACACGAAATACAGAACTATTCACCTTCTAAAGTTGAGAAAATCCTTGGAAGACCACCTTCTAAAGACTTTTACAATATCAACTTAGAGAAATTCTATGTTGAGATTGAAGACGGATTGAATACACAGACACAGAAACAAAATCAATTTGCCCAAATGATTACGCTTACTCAAGAAGCTGGTATGCAATTCAGCCCACAAATGATGCTCAAGTCATCTACATTGCAAAATAAACAGGATTACATTGATGATGTCACTCAAATGCAGGAGCAGCAAGCGAAAGCTGCGCAAGGACAGCAACAGATGGAAATGGCAAATGCTCAGGCCAATATCCAACTTCTACAATCACAAGCTGAGACAAATAGGTCGATCGGACGAGAAAGAGATTCTAAGATTGCGGATAATTATGCAATGGCAGAGGAAAGAAGAGCTAAGGCAATGGACGAATTGGACGACAGTGTGTTACGCAAGATTGAAGCAATCAAGAAACTCCAAGAACTCGATCTAGGACATATTGAGAAGTTTGTAGGAATATTGCAGAATTTAAAAGAATTAAACCAACCTGCGGAGGTATCAAATGGTTTACCGACACAAAGAAGCTGATGCTACATATGGAAAAGAAGGTGGCATTAAGTCTAATAAGAATGGTGGAAGAGGCCATGAGGCCTTGTCACATCATAATGCTTATCCACAAAGCTGGGAGAAGCCTGTTATGGCATTAGAATCAACACCATATTCTAAGTATCAAGATTCAATTCAGAACCGTAATAAGGCGTCTGAGAAAAAGAATTTGAATATGCTAAAACAAGACTAATAAAAAACTCTCTAGACTAACCACTCAAGGAATGTCTAGAGAGTAACTTAATCAAGGACACTTTATATGAAGTGTGCTTATAATATAGCATAAAGGTTAATAAAAGTAAATGGATTATTCATTAAAAGAATTAGCAAAAGAGTTTCTTAAGCATAGTGAATAAGCAGAAAAAACAAAAAATGAACAAATTGAAAAATTTATTGAAATGTATCCAAATGAACAATTGCCAAGTCATTTTAAGCAAGAATTTAACATTGCATATGCTTTACATAGGATATGTGTGGAAATATTAAAATTACAACTTAAGGAATAAATATGGTTTATTCAAAAAGAGATTCAAAAGGTCAAGAAACTGGTGGTGATCATGATAGAAGGAACTTTTCTGCTAGCAATAGGGATTTTGTTCCTCGTGATGCTGGCGAAAAGCACTATTTAAAACATGAATATATTGAAGATCGCAATGCACTTCATAAAACTGATTACACTAAATATCAAAATAGTATTAATGGAACTAGAGCAAAGGACGAGTTGGAATAATGACTTTATTAGATATGTGCGGAAGACCTATACGCAAGCCATTAGGTGAACAGCTTATTGACAATGCTATCAAGCAAATAGCCTCACCGGATGTTGTAGAGTCGGGAGATGCGGTTAAAGCATTTTGGAAGAAGCTCTCTAGAGATATGGATAAAGGAATTTCGAAATCAAGAAAAAAAGGATTCCAAGGATTAATATACATCCAAGTAAAAGAGAAAAAACTTCCGACATCGATGGGCGCAAATGGTGACCTATATACTTTAGTATTTAGAAGAACAAGACCAACACCCGAACAGGCTACTAGTCTTTATATTCATGGCAATGGTGATGTTGCTCCTATATTCCAATATTGCTTGCCTGAGTTATCATGGGTTGAAGGGATAATGCGTAACAAGCATAAGTTTACGGTAAAGTATATTAATGACATTCAGGCATGGATAGAAGGTAAGTTAAAATGAAAAAAGAAGAAATGAATTTTTCAATTAATTGGTATGGATCTAGTTTATTATTGAAAGAACAAGTTATATACATACGATGTTGGGAATGTGATTCAGTTAAAGATTTAATTAAAGTTAAACCTTTTGGAGAATTTTCATGCTATATATGTCAAAGTTGTTATGATAAGTCTATACATCTTCATCAAAGCGATGACCATATTTCCCAGGCTTAGAATATTCATATTGTTTACCTTTCTCTAATTCCCATATTCTTTCGTTAAAATCGTGTAATATTTTATCATTAAGCTTAAATAATTTTATCGAATAGAACATAAATAAGACCAAAGAGATACAAGTAACAAAACCTGAACATATAAGCATTCCAAAAAATAAATCCATAATACCTCAAGTTAATTTCTTTCTAGTCACGCCTAATCTATCTACTCCATCAATCTCGACATTGCAACGGCCAATTTCAATCGGTTTAGATATAGATTCACCTTTAGCACCAAATTCTTCTCCATACCATCCAGTTTTCTTAACTTCAGGTCGCACGATTGCCACAAGACCTTTGAATTCGCTTATCATTCCATTAAGTTGATTCATGTTTTGTTGAATAGATTTAGAAGACTTATCAAGGTGTTGTAAGTGAATTGCTCCAAAAGCAGCCAAACCATCTTCGATTTTCTTTAATCTACAATAAATATCAGTCATAAACTGTTGTATTTGGAACAATTGTGCCCGAATATCAGTAATGTTTATTTCATTAGAATTATCAGGACTAACAGAATCTTTTTCGTCGTGAACAATGCAAGAAGGTTTACCAAATCTATCCATTTTCTTCATCCTCAAAATATAATTTTAATCCTGTAACAAATTTATTTCTTATTTGTTCTTTATTCATTTTTAATATTTTACAATGCTCAATAAAAGTAGTCATCAAAACAGCACTAATAACTTCGTTATCTAAAGCAGGATTAACTTTTTTAAATTCAGTTATAAAAATATGAATTGCTTTATTGAATTCTGAGCACAATAATATGTAAGCAAGACGATCCCCTTGACCGATACTTTCAAGATATTCTTCAATTTTTATTAATTCTTTATTATCCATTTTTACCCCTCATTTCTTCAATATTTTTTTTTGCTTTAGCTAATCTAGTCGATTCGTAAAAATGATCTGATGTTTGCTTATTCATTCTATCAAATTCAGACTTGTCTAAGTCAGCAAGAATACAAGCTTTTACTATAACTGAAATCAATGCACTAATAACTATTCTAGGATCAATTTCTTCGCTTTTATCAAAATAATTATACATAAACTTAGTAATTTCTGAGCTTAACATCATGCTATCAACAACAATGTCAATATCTTCACCATTAAAAATTTTTTCTGTGCCTATGATTTTCTTTAATTCTTTTTTTCGATCTTCTTTATTCATGATATAATCCCATTAATACGTTTGATATCGGCCAATTCCTTTGCTAACCTAGCAATTTCATTGTCTCTGTATTTATCCTCTAATTCATTAGTCAATTGGTTGCGTCCATTGTGATTACCTAGCAAGTACATCCCACTAAAAGCTAATAGACTTAAAAGTCCGCCCCATCCTGAATCATTATCCATACTAATCTCCCATTCTATATTTGTTTTGTTTTATTTATAATGCGTTATCTTTTACTTTTTGTCAATATACAAAATTAATTTATTTCGTATATTGACTTAAATTTTGAAATTGATAAAATAAAATCAATAGCGTTGTCGGCTAATTTAACGGACATTAAACCAAAGTATAAACGGACTTATTGGTATGAAGTCGATACCACAGGGAAAATTAATAAGATGACATCAACTCTAGACGTAACCACCGAGGCAGTCGTCGAACCTCAAGAAGATGGTCAACAGCAAAAAGTAGATAGCAAAGATGAGAATATTCGCAATATGCGTGAAATCATCAAAGCTAATTCTTCTATGATTGCTCGCCAAAACCAACAACTCGATGAGATGAATGCTAGGTTTTTAGCTTCACAACAGAAACAACAAGATCCTGAAGAAGATTACTTCCACGGTCTTGATGATGATGATGCGCTTGGAATTAAAGAAGCCAAGGCAATTGTTCCTAGAGCAGTAGATAAAGCCGTAAAGAAGGCATTAGCTGAACGCGATAGGGCACAAGAGCAAACTAAAAACAAATTTAATGAAGCAGTTGACTCTGCTAAAAGGCAATATTCCGATTTCGATGAGGTAATGGCAAAAGATAATGTTGATTCGATCATAACTAATTCGCCAGCCGTTTATCGGGTTATATCGTCCTCTCCTGATCCAATTGACGCTGCTTATCAATATATTAAGAATTCGGCAGTTTATGACAGAAAAAAATCATCAAAGGGCCAAAATATGGTTGAAAAAGCAAAGCTTCAAGAAAATCAGAATAAACCTAAGTCTCCAAATGGAGTTGCTCCTACTTCAAATGTCGCTGCAAATATTAATGCAGAAACAGGTAATTTCACAAGATTGACTAAAGATCAACAGAAAGAACTGTGGACAGAGCATAATAAAAAATTAGGTCGTAGACAATAGACTGATTCGGTTGGCAATACAAAAAGGTATTGTCAATGAATACAATCACTAACCTAGCCCCAGAAGTGGCGACACAGTTTTGCATGCGCATGCTGTCACGTCCATTTCCTGACTTGGTTGCTCATGTTGGTAACTATCATGTTTCAATGGAGCAAAACCAAGGTAATATCTTAAGGCAGTCACGTTACGACAACTTGCCTACACAGCCAGTTCCACTTGGCCCCTCTGGCACAAATCCGCCAGCAATGAATTTAAACAGATTAGACATTGATGCGCAAATTGATTGGTACGGTCACCCAAATATCTTAAGCTTAGCAGCTTAGGTTATTTAATCTGCCGTCGTAAAACCACTGGTAATTGCTTGGAAAGCCTAAACGCATTAGCGCATGGTGACCAGAGGCAAGGGTTTATTTTTTAGGACCTGTTTTATTGAGAAGTTTTAAACTATGCATAAGATTGAATCTTTTATCTTTAATCTCTTGAGGAATCTCACGATTGGGACCATAGATTCTATCTTTAGGGTAAGTACTTCTAAATTCAATAACGAGAAGAGCGTGTTGTTTTTTTATAATAAGATAAGGAAGAATTCCTTTGAGAATAGAAAGCATTCCGTCGGCATGAATATGCCAAACATAAGTATCCTTTCTAGTCTCTTTGAATTTGGTTTTTCGCATATATGTGCTTCCTCCAAATTTATCCTTAATCCATTTTATAATATCAACATTGGTGTTGATGACGCTAAGTCTAGAAGTGAAACAATGAGCATTAGGTCTATCGCGTCGATTGCAATAGATTTCTATCTGAATTGTTCCTTCACCATCAATAATGCCCGCGAGATAGGCAAGCTCAACTTTGGTCCATGTCATATAAATTCCTCTGTAAAAGGAATGCAGTATGCCATAACAGAAAATAAATGTCTAGCCGCAACGACTAAATCCAGAGGCACACGCAAGTGTGAAGTGATAGTCTAATCTTATGGGAAACCATAAGAGGGAGATCCGAAGCGGTTTCCCCGCCTAGAAATAGGTCAGTAGGGCATGTAAGAGCCTGAAAGTAATAGTTAGGGATATGTTGCACTTACTGAGCAAGTTTTGCTCATAAATCAAGATCGCTGTCTCGAAGAGACTTTGGATCTTTTGAGCCAATCTCTGAAAGAGACTGAAGATCAGCTCACACGCGAGCATATGATCAACGCCGCCCCATTTGTAAACGCTATTGGCGGTACAAATGGCGATAATCCTACAGAATTGGTGCGTTCCGATATTGATGCTTTAGTAAAAGTATTAAGAGGAAATAACGCTAAATTCTTGATGGATAGCATCGACGGCGAAGATCGCTTTGGAACAGGCCCAGTCAGAAATGCATACTGGGCAAAAGCAAGCACAGACATGATTGGTGATTTAGAACAAATCACTGGTTTTGCTAATGCTGCTAATTATCCAGACACTTCTGATTTGCTTGAAGCGGAATGGTGTGCAATCGGTAACTTGAGATTCTTGTTATCTTCTGTATGGCCAGTTTCTCTCAATGCTTCTGCATTAGGAAACAACGTTGAAAACATTATCGTTCAAGGTCAGGAAGCAGTTTCTGAAATTGATCTTGATGGTTATTCAGTTCAATACCGCTTTACACCTCCACGTATTGCTGGTGGGCCTCTTTGGTTATATGGCACTAGCGGATACGTTTTCGCACAGGTTCCTCAAATCACTAACTTTACTTGGATCTACAACTTACGTTGTACTCTAAGACCATAATAGGAGGAAAATATGAGCGGTAATTTATCTAATACAGATTATGGCTATTTCGTCTCAACAGGCGCACCAGTCATTATCCCAGTAAGATCAGATTTAGATCATTTTGATCTTTTGGACTATACGCAAATGGCAATACCTGCATCAGGAGAAGGCGTTTCACCTGGTGGATATGGTTATGTATATGCTTTAACTCCTCAAACGGTAGCTAGCTATACAGCATTAGGAACAGGAGAAGTCTTGTTTGATGCTGTTGGTCCACTTTCTGGTGTTACTGCACCTCTTGGACAAGCTGATATTACTGTTGCAAATGCAGGAACATATCTAGTAACTTTTCAAGTATCAGGAACAGGTCCTAATCAATTTGCAATTTTTGTTAATGATGTAGCACAACTTTCAACTGTTGGTGGATCAGGCGCAGGAACACAGCAAAATACTATTAGTTCTATCCTTACGCTTCCAGCTGGAGCAGTTATCAATCTTGTTAACTATATCACTGGTTCAGGTGTTGGATTAGCAACAACAGTAGGTGGAACCGCTGCAAACGTTACAGCAAACGTAACAATATCAGCTGTAGGTTCATCATCTGCTGGATCAGGAAATATTGTTGAATCAGCTTGGCAACGTGGTTTTCCGGCTGGAGCAGCTTTAGTTGAAGAAAAGACAACTTCTAGTGATGTTATCAGTGAAACAATTATCACAGCTAATGGTTATACATTGGTAGATACTAGTAAGCAAATATTTGGTCCTGCTATTGCATATTCAGGAATAACTAACGTTATTGATCCTGTAGTTGCAAGCGCTAACACAACTGGTTTAATTGCTGGTAGCACAGTTGTTAGATTGTTTAATCCTCTAGCTTATCAATTAGCTGGAATGGACTTTACCGTTGGAACAATTGTTGCTAACACAAGTTTTACTTTAGATTATATGGGCGTAGCACCAGGTGATGCAGCTCCAGGAGCAGGAACATGGGAAGTAATTACCTATGATCCAATCTACTATCCTCGTCGCAGATTCATTACAAACATTATCTTGGGAACCACAACTCAAGTTCAAATGTCTGTCACATCTGGATATAATGTAGGTGAAATCGTTTCTTTTGTTGTACCAAAAGAATTTGGAACAATTGAAATGAATGGTCTTCGTGGACAAATACTTTCAATCAATGCTTCAACCAACACAGTTACTTTGAACATTGATTCAAGTGCATTCACAGCATTTGCTTTCCCAAGAGCAAGTAATGTCCCATTCACATTTGCTCAAGTTATTCCTCAAGGAGAAATCCCAACATTGTCGAATTCTGCAACACAGAACAAGGCTGTACTTGGAATCCTTGTTGGCACAGCTGTCTGTGGGAATTTGAACGATGTAATGTATTGGAGAGCGACTAAAGCTTTCAGATATTCAACATCACTTAACACACAGTAATTTTAATAATGACCATATCGGTGATGTCACCGATATGGTCAATGTTTAATGTAAAGCCGCTTTACATAAAAAGACGAAAATAAACAATAATTTTACACCGTGGAAGTGGTCCAGTGTAAAAGAAGGAAAAATATATGCGAGGAAGACCAAAACGTATGAAAACACCAGTATCAATAAACGGTGAGAATGTAGCCGTA